AGTATAAAAAATTTAAAACTAATTAAAAATGGCAAATGCACTTTTAAGCAACCCTACCTACCAATTACAGCCAAGTGCTGAGCAGGTGGCTTTGCAGACAAACTACATTACCAACTTCAACTTCTTGAATCAGTATCTTCCTGATACATACGAGAAAGAATTTGAGCGTTATGGTAATAGAACAATCGCATCTTTCCTACGTATGGTAGGAGCAGAGATGCCGTCTAACTCTGACCAAATCAAATGGGCTGAGCAAGGACGTTTACACATTAAGTACACAAACTGTACTTCAGCAGCAGCAGCAGGTGCTTCAACAGCAACTTTCACTGTAGCTGATTCAGGCGTGACTTACATCGCTATCCGTGTTGGACAAACTTTGATGATTCAAAACAACACTTCAGGTGTTTACAACAAGGCTATCGTAACAGCAGTTCCTTCAGCAACTACTTTCACAGTAGCTTTCTATGAGACTGCAGGTCAAGCATTCGCAGTTTCTACTCAATGTACTGTATTCATTTACGGTTCTGAGTTCAAGAAAGGAACTAACGGAATGGTTGGTTCATTAGAATCAGAAGATGACATCTACTCTAACAACCCTATTATCATCAAAGATAAGTATGCGGTTAACGGTTCTGATATGGCTCAAATCGGATGGGTAGAAGTTACAACTGAGAATGGTGCTACAGGATACCTTTGGTATTTAAAGTCTGAGCACGAGACTCGTTTACGTTTTGAAGATTACTTAGAGACTTCAATGATTGAAGCTGTTCCGGCTGCATCTTCTTCAGGTGCTGCTACTGCAGGTTACATTGGTTCTGAAGGTATCTTCTACGTTGTAAACAACCGTGGTAACGTTTGGGGTGGTGGTACTCCAACAACTTTAAGCGATTGGGATTCTATCGTTTCTCGTTTAGATAAGCAAGGTGCTATCGAAGAGAACGTTGTATTCGTAAATCGTGGATTAAGTTTCGATATTGACAATATGTTGGCTACATTGAACGGCTACACTTCAGGTGGTGTTGCTCAATCAGCTTCATTCGGTCTTTTCGATAACGATGTTGATATGGCGTTAAACTTAGGTTTCACAGGATTCCGTAGAGGTTATGACTTCTACAAGTCTGATTGGAAATACCTTAACGACCCAACAATGCGTGGTGGTTTAAATACTACTGCTGCAACTGCAACCGGTACTATCACAGGTTTGATGGTTCCTGCAGGTTCTACTTCAGTGTACGACCAAATTATGGGCAAGAACGCTAAGCGTCCTTTCTTACACGTTCGTTACCGTGCTTCTGAAGCTGAAGACCGCAGATACAAAACTTGGATTACAGGTTCTGCCGGTGGTGCTGCTACAAGCGACTTGGATGCAATGGAAGTTAACTTCCTTTCTGAGCGTTGCGTATGTACCTTGGGTGCAAACAACTTCGTATTGTTCCGTTACGGATAATAAAGGAAGAAAATTACAGGGAGGGTGTCTTCAAAGACACTCTCCTTTTTTAAAATCAAATTAAATCAAATATAAAATGGCAAAAGGTACAACACCTGTAGACAAAGTCTACAAGTTGAAAATAGGAAATCCGCTATCATATACGTTAGCGTCAAGAAACCATCCTCGATTCCCACTAATGTGGTATGATGAGAAGAACAATGTTAACCGTGCTCTTAGATACTGCACGAATCAAAAGTCCCCATTTGAGGACGAGCAAGACGGGAACTTTATTGTAGAGCCAATCATCTTTGAAGATGGCTTTTTACGTGTTCCAAAAAACAATCCTGTATTACAGCAATTCTTACACTACCATCCATTGAATGGATTAATCTTTACTGAGGTAGATAAAGAGAAAGATGCTGCAGCAGAGGTTGAAGACTTAGACTTAGAGATTGAGGCTTTAGTGGAAGCTAAGCAACTAAGCATTGACCAAATTGAGACTCTTACAAGAGTAATGTTTGGCAAAGACCCATCTACCGTGTCAACTGCTGAGTTAAAGCGTGACATTTTGGTATTTGCTAAAAGAGAACCTAAGGAGTTCTTGAGTATATTAAATGACCCTGAATTGAAGTTTCAAGCCAAGGTTCGTTTATTCTTCGAGAACAAGTTATTGATATTAAGAAATGGCGACAAAGAGGCGTGGTTTAATACCGCTACCAATAAAAAGAAAATGTTGTCAGTTCCGTTTGGAGAAGACCCATATGAAATGGTAGCCCACTACTTACAGAGCGATGAAGGCATTGATTCCTTGAAAATGTTAGAAGCACTTTTAGGATAATAGATGTTGATTATTGATTGATGATTGGAAAGAAGGGCACTTGTTGTGCCCTCTTTTTTTTTATGTATATTTGTAAAAAAAGAACTAATGATAAACTCAGTAAGAAATACGGTACTATCCGTTCTTAATAAGAACAACTACGGATACGTATCTCCTTCTGATTTTAACCTCTATGCACAGAATGCACAAGTTGAAATTTTTGAGGAGTACTTCAGCAGTTATAACAAGGTTATAAACGCTGAGAACGCAAGAGCAGCAGGTGTTGACTATGCTGATATGGAACAGCCAATCGCTGAGGTATTAGAATATTTTTTACGAACCGATTATCTTTCAAAAATCTCAGCCAATAGATTTTCATTGCCTACCCCTACAACAACGGGGTATTATTCATATATGCTATTGGACGTACAATGTAAGCCTGTAACGCTTAAGACCGGTACTAATACTGCAGTTGTAAGTGGTCAATTAGTTGACAGCACAGCGACATTTACTACAGATGATATTGTAGCAGGTGATGTAGTAACCAACCTTACAACAGGATTGGTATCTACAGTTACATCAGTGCTTAGCAACACAGCAATACTTTTGGATTCAAATATATTTTTAGCTGCAGGCAATGCTTATGGTATCTTCTCTTCATCTACAATAGTTCAAGTTGAGAAGGTAATTAACTCTAAGATGGCGTTGCTTAACAACTCAAATCTTACACCACCAAGTATTCAGTACCCTGCTTATACGCTACAAGGCGAGACTTTAACGTTATACCCTACGTCAATAAGCAATAAAGGTCAGGTGCAATCAACTTACTTCAGATACCCTAAGGTGCCGAAATGGACCTATATTACGCTTTCAAATGGAGAGCCGATATTTGACCAATCACAAAATGATTACCAAGATTTTGAATTACCTATTGAGGATGAATATAAATTAGTGACAAGGATTCTTCAGTATTGTGGTATATCTATTCGTGAATCTGAGGTTGTACAATTCAGTATGGCTAAGGAGCAACAAGAACAAAATCCATAAAAACTTTTAAGATATGGCATATATATCACAGTATCAATATTATGAGAACGGAGGTGTTACACCCGAGGACGCCAATTGGGGGTCGTATCAATACATTAGCTTGCAAGATGTTGTAAATAACTTCTTGTTGATGTATTCAGGAAACCACTCTTTGGTTAATAACGAAGAGCGTTACAAAGTATTGTTCCACGCTAAGCGTGCTATTCAGGAGTTAAACTACGATGCATTTAAAGAAGTTAAAGTATTGGAGTTGACTGTGCCTGATATGTTAAGATACATCTTACCTTCTGACTATGTCAATTGGGTACGTATCTATACAGGTCGTATTTTATTTGACCAATACGGAAACGCATTGAGTCCTCAGTATTCTGAGATTGACTATGACAGATTAACGCATATCAAGAAGAGTATCTATTTGAACCAAGGAAACCAATTCAATGGTCAATTGGGATGGAACTATGATGGGATGTGGTATTTTGAAGCCAACATTGGTGCTGCATATGGATTGAACACAGAGACTGCAAACTTTAATCCTACATTCAACATTGACAGAAAGGGAGGAGTGATTAACTTTGACTCATCTATGTCAGGTCAGCAATGTATTTTAGAGTATGTTTCTGATGGTATGGAGGGAGGAGATAACTCATTGATTACGGTCAATAAGTTATTTGAGAAATATATTTACGCTTCTATTCAATATGACATTTTAAGTTCTAAATTAGGCGTGCAGGAATATATTGTTGCACGTGCTCGTAAGGAAAAAAGTGCATTGCTAAGAAACGCAAAGATTAGAATCAGTAACATTCATCCCGGCAGACTCTTAATGAATATGAGAGGATTGGACAAGCAAATAAAATAAAATGGCAAATTTTACAAGAAACTTTATAGCAGGCAGGATGAACAAGGTCGTTGACCAACGACTTCTTCCTGAGGGGGAGTATGTAGATGCTATGAATATTAGAATGGGTTCTACTGAGAACTCAGAGATGGGAGTAATTGAAAATACAAAAGGTAATTTGCCTTTGACTTCATTGTCATATATTGATGGTACCCCTCTTAGTGCAGCAGCAAGATGTATAGGAGCATTACAAGATAGTGCAACTGAAACTATATTTTGGCTTGTTCACGACCCTGATTTTTCTGAAGGTGCTACCGGAAAACTTGATTTGATTGTTTCTTTTAATGTTTCCTCAAGTATATTGACGTATCATATTGTATCCATTGATGATGGAGGTGGTGTGAATACTACATTGAATTTTAACCCGAACTACTTAGTTACGGGTATTGATATATTAAACGACTTATTCTTTTTTACTGACGATTACAATGCTCCAAGATGTATGAACATCAAAAGGAACTATCCTAATCCGATTGCTAATATAGACCAAGTTAGTGCAGAGTCGTTACTTGTTATTAAAAAGCCACCGGTAGAATCACCGGGTGTGCAACCAATTGTAACAAATGGTCAAGAGAACTATTTGAACACAAGATTTATTTGCTTTGCTTATAGGTATAAATACATTGAT